CATATGAAATAACCCCAAACTCTGACTCCATTGCTACGATTTTAGGATCATTGCTCGCATTAACATCGTGGCTGAAGTAATACACGTCCTTGGCCATTCATCATTCCTCATCTATAAACAAACTATCCTGGGCTCGGTTCCCCATGATAAACTTTACGCATTCATCAATTAAGTCTTGCACTGAAATAGCAAATGTACGGTCTGCATACTCTACCGACAACCAATCAGTCTTGAATTTCAATTCATCAGTGGAGTTTGCATCTTGTATAATGCCTTCAACGCTGACTTTCTCCACCACGTCCTCTATAACGCCATATTTAAACTTGAATTGTCTTACGACAAACGGGATATTAAACTCTTCCAGGAATTCAAAATTCTTTTTCATAATAGCCTGTAGCCGACTGAAGGCTTGCATAAGTTCAGGTCGCGGATCATCTTTAGATTTAATGGTAAAGACATCTGTCAGACCAGTAGCAGATGGTTTCTGATAGGCGATATTGATATCGTTATCTGTAATTTGAATGGATTTAACGATCATAATGGACTCCTTTCTTGTTCTACGATTACTAATTTGCCGGTAGCAGACTGAACCGCTTGCTTAAATGCTGCAGCATCAGAATTCCCATCTGATAAATGTAGTAGTCGTATATCTTGGCACTTAGTAAGATCCATAGACTTTAGAAATTTAATAACATTCTCTAACGAAAAATGGGATTGAATTAGCCTTTCCATTCGTTTTTTGTTTAAAGAACCATTGTCTACATATTGGTTTAAAATTTCATATGAATGATTACACTCGACCATGATATGATTCACATCTTTAAATGTGTACCGGCAATAGTAGGTGTCGGTAACATATAAGAGTTTCTCTTCACCGTCAGAAATCAAAAAACCAATATTAGGAACGTCGTGTTCTAATTCAAAAGGTAGAATACTAAAATTACCTATCGTAAATTGAACCTTAGGTGTAATGTAAATAGCTTTATGATTACCTGCTACATATAACGCATCTGCGGTATCCTTTAACATGTATACACGATGTCCAAGCTTTAATAGATCATTTACAGCCTTGCTATGGTCGCCATGTTGATGCGTGAGCAACGTGCCGCATAGATGTAAAAAATTAAATCGACAATAACGTTGAATTTCTTTAAAGGATAACCCTGCATCCAGCAACAGTTCATCACCATTGGTTGAGGTTTTTATTCGGTAGCAATTCCCTTTGGAGCTGCTACCGAATGCTTGAATACTAATCACAATCAATCACCAAACATACTTACTGCTTCGCCAGTTTCAGGGTCTACGAATTCACTTGTAGGAGTAGGTTCAATATCAATCGTTTCTGAATTTGCGTTATTAGCAATAGTTTCAGCCACATCAGATTGAACGTCGATGGTTTCGCCTTCAAAATCAGGTGTGAGTTCGCCATCATTATCACGGATGACGGCGCCATCTACAGAGATTGCATTAGCCATGTTCTGCATTTCGACTGATAGAATGCCATATTTACTTAACAAACGTTTGAGTACTGTTTTGATGGCCATTGCGTCAAAGTCAGTTTTCCAAAGACCAAAGCCCCTTTTGTATGTTTGGGAATACTTTATAGCGTGGGCTTCAGCATCTTCTTTAGACATATATAAATACTTTTCAAAGCCATTAATGAGTTTGAAATAAGCGATGTAGCCGACTACATTATCACCAGTTCGCTCGCCTAATTCGAATTCGCCTGTGAGTTTGTTATGGTGTTTAATTTCGCCTTCGTAGATTTCACTAGCATTAATAGTCTTATATTGACCTGTGCGCATGGCCAACTGGATATACCCTTTGTATCCCATTTGAAATTGAGCTTCATTAATTTTCTTTTTACTGTTGTAGAAAGGAACAATATAGGCAAACCCCAAGTTTTGATTAATCGGAAGATCCAAAGTGGCTGCCATCACGCCTGCAGTAATAACTGTAGTAGGGTCAGCTTTAGATAAAAGCTCATTATTGTTAGATACAGAAATCAAGCTGGACACAAAGGCCGCTGATTTTTTACCCAAGATTTCATTAAAACGTTTCTTTACCGACTCGCTAGACACCATAGTTTTAAGCGATGGTGTTTGAGTTTGTGCTTTTGTTACTTCACCCATTATGTACCTCCTATGCTACGTCTTCACATACAGCGTGGATGTTTAATTTAGTTAAGATGCCATGAATTTCTAAGCGGCCTTTTTGTGTCCACTTAGTCGTGATTTTTGAATCTAAGCGACCATCACTTCTGCAGAATGTAAAAGTTTCTGATTTAGTAAAACCTTTAGCCATATGTTGCTTGTACAGAATCCATTGATCACCGACCTTACGTTGTAGACCAGCTTCATGCAAAATTTTATTTAACTCTTGAGCACTAAGGCCATAGTCAGCTGCAATTTGAGTAATCGCTAAACAGGATTTACTTGAGAGAATTTTATCTACGTAATCCTTAACCGGTTTAAATTCTGCTATCTGCTGCTCTTGCTGAGCGACAATAGCTTTGGTAGCATTATGCAATTCCACCTCATTAGCGTAGGCTCTAAGAGCTTCAGGTAATGACTTTGGAATGTTCATGCTATAAGTACCGGTCTTACGAATTTGAGGGATTACATCGTGTGTGATCCACCGTTTAAATTCTTTAGCTTCAGGTTTTCGACTTGAAAGCACCAGGTTATATAGTCCGTACTCATTGACGATATTTGTTTCTCCTTGACGCCCTAGATTAAATCTAGACCGTTCATCATTGTCCAATCGTTTAAGTGCATCGGTTGTATTTTTTATTTCTAAACAATCACATACATCTTTTGCTACAAACCATAATTCATTATCTTTTTCTAAAATACGAACTTGGCCAAATGTATCGTTCTTAAAAATTTGTAAATCATTCATATCTACACCTCCTCAACAGTTAATTGCGGTTTCGATTCATCAACGATCAACTTAATCGTTTGACTATTAACTGGAACGAATTCAGTTACTGCTTCTGCATTATCGATGAATACCGGAGCATTCACTTTGTAATAACTTGTTAATGCATTAATGATATCTAACCCTACATTAATGCGTGCTGCGTTATTCATGCTTCGATATGGAACTCCTTTATAGGTAGTTTCACAACATTCTTCTACATTGCCATTCAACATGACATTAAACATTTTAAATCGAGCTAATTTGAATCTCGAGTTAATGTTTTCTTCCAACATATTAACCTTTGCTTTAATGAATTCATCCATCAAGAAAGATGCTTCATCAAGTGCGTTCTTTTCTGCTACTAATTTTTGTTGTTGATTTTCTAACTCAAGGATTCGATGATTAATATCATCAATAAGCTTAAATTTATTTAACTCAGTTTCGAGGGCTGCTTTTTTAGACTTCATAGAGCTCAACTCTTCGTCAAGTTTAGTAAGTTCTTCAGTATCAGCTCCTGGTTCATCGTCAATCTCTAGTAAGAATAATTGAGCCTTCAAATCAGCATAGACTGGATCGTCTTCAAGGTTAGGCTCAGAGTATGCCTCATATTCTTTAAACTTAACATTGTAAGCATCATGATATTGAGATACCTCAGTAGTTAAGCTATCAATCTTTAGCACCATAATTTCTTGTTGCTCTTCATAGTTTGCTTTAAGCTTCACTGCACTTTCAATAAGCCCTTTCCACTCCTCAAGCTTCTTAGATTTATTGGTGTTAAATTCTGCCTCGAGTACTGCTTGCTTATCAGCGGGTAGTGCTTGGCCACAAGTAGGGCAAGATTCTTTATTGAATTGTTGTGCATTAAACGTATCAAATTCAGATTGTAAAGTTGCAATGCGTTTAGACTCACGTTCAATTTCTTTGATGAGCTCATCTTGTCTATCAGCACATCTATCTCTGTCTACTTCTACCATTTTTAGTTTGGTTAAAGAGGCTTCATATTCACCGCGTAGGTGTTGTTTTTGTTTGTGATAGTCGGATAGCACTTTAGAGCTTTGAGCCTCTAACTGGCGGTTAATATCACGGATTTTAGATTCCTTTTCAGTAGAACTAAACCCATTTTGAATAATTGCCTTTTGCTTTTCAACTTCATCTATCCCAGCGGATAAGGTTTCAATATCACGAATAAGTTTTGCTTTGTCAGATGCAATTTCAGGTTTATTACGCATAGCTTCATCGATGCGAACCGGAATCATATCAAGCTCTTTATTAATGGCGGTCTTCTTAGCTGCGACCACCTTACGATGATCGTCTACCGTTCGACCCTCTAACAGTTCAGCCAATCGTCTTAAATCATCACGGCTATTAATTACACTAATATCATCGATATCACCGCACATCTCAAGCAATAATTTGCGACGATTTTGCCAGGAGTACGTTTCATTAAAATACAATGGGTTTGTGATTAATTTAAAGATACTTTCATCGATAAGAGTGTTTACAATTTCTTTATACTCTTTTTCTTTTTTAGGCACCCCATCGACAAAGTAATCTGTTGTATGACCCGTGAGGGTGACTTCGCCACCACGAGGGGATGAATACTTTTCACGATACACACGTTTGAGTTCTACTGTGCCTCCTTCATCCAAAGTAAAGGTAGCTGTTACTTCATGATTGACTTTATG